GCATATAAGGAACTACAAAACCCGTTTATTACAAGAATAATGAACGAAGACCAAGATTTATATGACGATATGATTAAATATGGTCGAAGGAACATTGCTTTATTGACAATTGCCCCAACTGGAAGTGTTTCGATAATGACACAAACAACATCTGGTATAGAACCCGCTTTTTTACCTGTTTATATGAGAAGAAGAAAGATAAATCCACAGGAAAAAGATGTTATCATCCATTTTACTGATGACGAGGGTGTTGCGTGGACAGAATATCCCGTTTTTCACCATAATTTTAAGTTATGGTTGGAAGTTAAGGGATATGATATCGATGAAATAAAAAAATTAAGTGAAGAAGAACTCAATGAAGTTGTGAAATTATCACCATACCATAAAGCAACATCGAATGATGTTGATTGGTTGAAAAAAGTGGAAATGCAGGGTCGCTTACAAAAACACGTTGACCATTCAATTTCCGTCACAGTCAATTTACCAGAAGATACAACAGAAGATATCGTTGGAAAGGTGTATGAAACTGGTTGGAGTAGTGGATGTAAGGGTATTACTGTTTATCGTGATGGTTCACGAAGTGGTGTTCTTATTGGTAACATAACTAAAAAGGAAGAATTACATGACACACACGCACCCAGACGACCCAAAAGATTAACAGGTGAAATTCATAGATTTCAAAATAATTTAGAAAAATGGATTGCTGTTGTTGGTATAAAAGATGGTAGACCATATGAAATTTTTACTGGACGACTTGAAAATGGGTTAAGTGAGTTACCAATGTCTGTAAAGGAATGTGAAGTAGTACAATATTCATTTGAAGATGAAGAAGGACGAAAAAGAAAACGATATGATATGGAGTATGTCGATAATGGTGGTAATAAACGCACACATACTGGACTAAATCAATCGTTTAACCCCGAATTTTGGAACTATGCGAAATTAATATCTGGTATTTTAAGACACGGAATGCCACTTGTTTATGTGTACCATTTAATTGATTCATTAACATTTAAGGAAGATAACATTAATACTTGGAAGAATGGTGTTGCTCGTGTTGTTAAACGGTATATTAGGGATGGGGAAAAAGCGAAAGGGAATTGTCAAGACTGTGGTAGCGATTTACTTGCATTCAAAGAAGGTTGTTTAACTTGTTTGAGTTGTGGCAGTTCTAAATGCGGGTAATCGTTGATTGATTTGAAATGAAACCGGACATTTGATGTTCGGTTTTTTTGTTTATAATGATTTCATTATTCATTATATTTATTAGTATGACAACATATGGTATAGATTTTCCGTTCCGAGATAGTTTAACTGGTGAATATCTGCGAATGACAAAGGATCCTGAAGGTGAGGTTAGAGCAGACTTAATTCATTTACTTTTAACACGAAAAGGTAGTAGGTATTATTTACCTGATTTTGGCACAAGATTATATGAGTATATCTTCGAGCAAAACGATCAAGTTTCCTTTAATCATATTGAAGAAGAAATAAGGGATTCAATTAAAAAGTATATTCCAAATTTAGATGTTAATAGTATCGAAGTTATATCCGCAGAAGATGATCCAGATAGAGTTAGAACAATTAGTGAAGATGAAGATGAAAGGTTATTTAGATACACACCTGAATCTGGTAGACCATATACTGCGGTTGTAAAACTTGATTATACAGTAAATAACGGGGCGTTTTCAGTATCCGATTTTATAATTATTAATATCTAATGAAGTTAATTGATGTTATAAAAGAACAACATGAATTTGAGCTAACTGAAGAATATCCAGAAGGTTTTGATATTAATGAATTTAAAAATATTTGGAGTTACGCAGGAAAATTAAAATACGCCCAAGAACATTTGGGGAAACCAATTGGAAATGGGTCGTCAAGAACCGTATATAGGGTTGATAAGGAAAAGGTATTAAAGTTGGCTAAAAATAAAAAAGGAGTTGCTCAAAACGATCAAGAAACGAATTGGGTTAATGATGGTTATTATGAAAGTGTATTAGCGAAGGTTTTTGATTTTGATGATAAAGATTTTTTATGGGTAGAAATGGAAGTAGCGTATAGGGCAAAAAGGTCAGATTTTAAAAGATTGTGGAACATAAATTTTGATGATTTAAGTATATACCTAAGAAATGCATACGATAGAAATAAAGGCCGAAGACCAACATTTGGTATTGATGATGAAGTGAAAATCCAACTGGATGAAAATGAAAACGTACAACTTTTAATGTATTTTATGTTGGATTCGTTTTCAAGTGAGGGTGACTTAACAAAATTAAATTCTTGGGGACTTGTAAAAAGAGATAATGTTGAACATTTGGTATTAATTGATTTTGGATTAAATGAAGATGTTTACACATCATATTACGGAGTAAAATAAAATAAGATGGCAAAAAAAATAACATACGCAAAAAGGGATTTCGCGGGTTTAAGGGAAGAACTGGTCGATATGACCAAACAATATTATCCTGACTTAATCAAAAATTTTAATGACGCATCGATTTATTCGGTGATATTAGATATGAACGCGGCGGTTTCGGATAACTTGCATTTTCATATTGATAGGGTTTGGCAAGAAACAATGTTGGATTTCGCACAACAAAAACAATCGTTGTACCACATTGCAAAAACATATGGATTAAGAGTTCCCGGGGTTAGACCTTCCATTGCATTGTGTGATTTTAGTATAAATGTTCCAGTAAGGGGTGATAAAGATGATGAACGATATGAGGGTACATTAAGAGCAGGAGCACAAGTATCTGGGGGTGGTCAAATATTTGAAACGATGGACGATATTGATTTTTCAACACCATTTAATAGTAGGGGAGAACCAAATCGATTAAAAATACCAAATTTTGATAGTAACAACAAATTAATTTCTTATACAATAACGAAAAGAGAAGCCGTTGTTAACGGGATTACCAAAATATATCGAAGGGTAATAACACAATTAGACCAAAAACCATTCTTAAAATTATATTTACCAGAAAAAAACATATTAGGTGTAACATCAATTATACATAAAGAAGGTACAACATTCGGTAATAACCCAACATATAGCGAATTTGCCAATCCAACAAACAAATGGTACGAAGTTAAATCGTTAGTTGAGGATAAAGTTTTTATGGAGGCCCCAACTGTTATTTCTGATGACGATAATTTTATTGCGGGGGATTATTTACCAGTTAGCAATAAATTCATTACCGAATATTCACCAGAAGGTTACTTTTCAATTACATTTGGTTCAGGAAATGTGAACCCAATGGATAATTTAGATAATTACGTTAATGATTCAATGAAAGTGAGTTTAGGAACATTCTTAAACAATATGTCATTGGGTAATGTTCCTAAAGCAAATACGACATTATTCATCAAATATCGTGTTGGTGGTGGTAAAGATTCAAACGCTGGGGTTAATGTGATTTCATCAGTAGAACAGATTGATTTTACCTTAAATGGTCCGAATGAGGGTATTAATGATAAAGTCTATCAAAGTTTAACCGCAACCAACATCACACCCGCAATTGGTGGAGCAAACGCACCAACAGTAGAAGAAATAAGAAATATGATCGCTTATAATTTTGCGGCACAAAACAGAGCGGTAACCTTAAATGATTATAAATCACTAATAGAGAATATGCCATCAACATTTGGTGCGCCGGCAAAGGTGAACGTGATGGAAGAGGATAATAAGGTTCGTGTTAAAATGGTATCATATGATTCAGAAGGAAATCTTACTGATTTAGTTTCGAATACATTAAAGAGTAATGTATTAAATTATTTAGCTAAATATAGGATGTTAAATGATTATGTAGATATTGTTTCTGGTGAAATTGTTGATTTAAGACTTGAAATTGACATAATCGCAGATAAGAACGAAAACCAAACCGATATCGCAAAACAAATTATTCAAACAACAACAAACTTTTTCTCAATAAATAAACGAAAAATGGGTGATCCATTGTTCATTGGTGATTTAGAAAGGGAAATTGGGGATGTTTCGGGGGTTGTTAATGTTGTTGATGTAAGAATATTCAATCAGGTTGGTGGAAAGTATTCGACAGCAGAGGTTGCACAACCTTATGTTGACGTAGTTACAAAGGAAATTTCACAACCAGATATGATGATTTATATGAAGTCAAATCAAATTTACCAAATTAGATATCCATCGTCTGATATTAAAATCAGAGTAAAGAATTTGGAAACCACTACATATTAATTTGTTTTTTGTTTATCTTATACAAAAAATAGAATATTTTCTATTTATTATTGATGGATCAAAGACAAAGAATTAGTACAAATTTAGGTAAAGACCAAAAAGTAAATGTTGAACTCAAACAAGATTTTGGTTTATTAGAAATTTTGTCGTTAAAATTAACGCAACAAGACATATACACATCGTTATGCTCTGATTATGGTGTAGTATGTGGTAGGATAACCGCGAATAACGGATATGGTGTCCCAAACGCCAAGGTTTCAATATTCATTCCATTAAAAATCGAACACGAAGACGATCCTGTAATTTCAGCATTATACCCATATAAAAACATTGGGGACAAGACTGAAGATGGTTATCGTTATAATCTTCTACCTGAAAGGAAACAACACGGTGGTCATGTACCAACCGGAACGTTCCCCGACCAATCTGATATTGCCGCAAGGGAAGAAATATTAGAGGTTTTCGAAAACTATTACAAATATACCGTTAAAACAAACGATTCTGGGGACTTTATGATTTGGGGAGTTCCATTAGGTGAACAATTAATTCATGTGGATTTAGATTTATCTGATATGGGTTGTTTTTCTTTAAGACCAGATGATTTCATACTAAAAGGTTATGGAAAAGATGATTTTGATACCGCTTATGAGTTTAAATCAAGTGAAGATATGGATTCTTTACCACAGGTTATTACCTTTGATAGAGGTGTTGAGGTTTACCCATTTTGGGGTAGTGAAGATTTGTGTCAAATTGGTATCACGAGAATAGATTTTGATTTATCTGAATTAGGAATTAAAATTGAACCTGCGTCTTTACTTATTGGGGGGTCATTTAGTGATGATGGTAAGAATTCTGTAAATAAGAATTGTAAGCCCAGAAAAAATATGGGTAAAAAATGTAATATGACAACCCAAGCGGGAAAAGTCGAAGCAATTAGATTTACCTCAAAATATGATGAAAATAGTAATCCAATTCTTGAAGAATATACAATATCAGATGAAATAGATGATGATGGTGCATTTGCAATTCGTCTTCCAATGAATATGGCCTTTCTATACACAAATGAGTATGGTGAAAATGAATACACAAATGACCCGGATAAAGGTATTGCAACGGCCGCTTGTTATCGACTAAGATTAACATTAGATGATGGGGGGCTTCAAAGGGTTAGGGGTAGAGCATCTTTTCTTCTTCCAAATATTAGAGAATATCAGGGTGATGAAGAAAGGTCGTATGCTTGGTCAACCGATTTTAATGATTATCCACAAGATTCGTTAGATTTAATTTTTAATAATGATAATGGGGATTATTTTCCACAGGATTATTTTTATAGATTCCAATATGGTAAAGTATATACTGTTTCATCATTTCAAAGTTTATTATTTGATTCACCAAAAAGAACATTGGCAATAAATGATATTTCACCCGCAGAAGATGATGATTGTGCAAGTAGTGTTAATACTTTTCCTACAAATATGGGAATTAAGAATTCATCATTTAATTTCAAATTATTATTAGCAAAAATACTAACATTTGTTCAATATCTGTTTAGTTTGATATCACTTACAGTATATGAGTTTGTCGGGACATTCTTAAAAGATTTTTCACAAATTATTGGTGGTATTGGGATTGATATTAGAATACTTACTTGGTATCCATTTAAAAAATTATCTGAAAGAATTTTACACGCGGCATATAATGTACAAGAAGGGGGTCAAATGGAATTACCGTTGACAATATATGATACTTGTGAATTATGCTCTGATGACGACGAACAACCAGCAGCTGGATATAATATTATTGATTATTGTAAGATTGCCGAATATTCAATAGTTGATGGAACGGGATTTCTTGGTAATATATCGGTTACTGGTAACTCAACAAACGCACTTACGTATTTTATATTACCTGACGATCCAAATGAAAATACCGCCCCATATACATCACTATATGATGATGGTCCTGCTCGTAATTGTAATAATAATATTGATTGTTGTGATTCCTTTTTAATTTCTGATGATGATTATACAACAATGAATGATTCAGAAATCCAAAATCCAGACGGTACGGCAGGAATGATACCTCGATTTGTGATGACAATTGGTGGACACACAGGAACAACAATTAATGAGGCGACATTTGATATTAGTACAGGCGGTTATGCAATTCAACAAGGACCACTTACTGGGGGAACAACACATTATTATATTGCTTTTACCGATACTGAAATGGTAGATTTATTTGGTATTGATTCAGGATCGACATTTTTTGAAGACCCAACATATGTGATATCTAGCGGTTTGGGTGGGTATACACTTGATAAAAAATATGTAAAAAATACCACAACACCATATACTGGAATGACAACAGAAGATGGTTGTGAAATGTATGATACATTATATAATGAAAGTATTCTCGAATATCCCTTTGATGGGTATTATTTATGGTTTTCGGGGGCAACTTTAGACCCACCCTATGCCCCAGCAACCGAACCCATATATCAATCTGGATTGGCTGCGGTTGGTATTGCGGAGTCGAAGGACGAACCAGCAGGTGGTTTATATCCGTATAAAGGGGCAACCGTTTGGCGTAGAAATAGCAGTCAATCCAGATTACCAAGATACTATGATTTTGATATAATACCGGATGGATGGTATGAAAGAAAAACTAAAACAGGATATTCGGAATTTAGGGATGGAAAATTTGTTATTGTCCCATCAATTGATGGCCCTTCAAGGCCAAATCGATTAGCACTAAGAGAATGGTATCGAAGAAAAATAATTGGTATAAATTTCTGTGGTGGTATTGTTAATTTTGCGTTTGTTGATAATTGGTTATCTGGTTCATTATATTTCTTCCAATTTAAATCAAAAATAAAAGACAAAAAAAATAGTACTAAAGTAAAGGCTTGTGATAC